CTAGAGCCTGCTGTCGGGATGCACCCGACTTACCCAACCGCTATATGTAGGGTTGGACCCAACGGCGTTTTAGTGTTACTGTGCCGCGCAGTACAGAGCTACCAAGGTGGAAAGCATCTTCGATAGGCTGTTCAGCCGTAAGACACTTAGCCAAAGCGCCATAACCCTCCAACACATCTGTGCGACGTGTTGGTTTCACGACAAACGCCCTCATTCGAGGCGCTTGCCTATCATCACACCACCCAGTGGCGGTGTAACTATAGAGAAAGGAGTTACGACCAAGAACGCTAGAATTCGTAGGCGCATAGGGGTAATACCCCAAGAGGCGCTCGCATACGTTGTGAACGTATTGTGCAGTCTTCCAATATCCCTTCCGGTAAAACTGGTTGGCCATGGAAGACCACGAAACTAGCTGAACTGAACTCTGCTTATCACGTGGACACGGTTGCCGAACATACGTTGGTGTTACGTCATATCCAGCAAAGGCATCACGCCCACAAGACTCTCGGAAACGTCCGTTACCGAAAGACTTATGAACGTTTACCCTGCAGTTGTACTTGTGCAGGTAACTTGTGATAAGTACCGCTTCGTCTGCGGGAACGACGAGGTCGTCCCCGTAGATATAGACCGAGCTTATGACCTTTAAGGCGTTTCGCTCGGTGTAAGAGAGTTTTCTGCTATCCAGCAGGGCCAACACCACTATGGTGTAAAAGTACATGGCTTCAACTGGAAAGCAGAGAGCACTACCCATAGAAGCGAATTTGTCCAGCGAGATTCTCGTCCCGTCAGGCATTTCCGCTGTCCTCGACCTGCATGCGTCAATGGACGACAAAAGATCGTCGTTCCAAATAAACATAAGACGCGCAATCGACCACGGTACGCGGTCGCTCGCATCCTTCAGATCTAAGGTGGCTAACTTGCCATCCTCTGAGGAACTCATCGCTAAACCCTGATTCACGCTCTGGTCACGGAAGTTAATGTGACCCGCTGTAAAAGGGTACGACTCGAGCCGGCCGTAAAGCCAGTCCCGGATCCCCTGCTGCGTAAACTGCATGCAGACAGGTTCCAACGCGATAACCCTGGGCGCTTTCAAAGTCTTTGGAACGAGAACGACCCTCACGGGCAGTTCTTCGTCCGGCTGTACGAACGTTACTTCACGGAGCTCCTTGCTATCGAACGCACCCAAAGGGTAGCCATTAGACAACAAAGGAAAATAAGGCTCCAAACGATCGTGCCAGGTACGGTGAACAAACTTTCGGTTGCCCGAAATTCGTTCAGCGGTCTGGCCAGGTCCATGCTTAGGCGTAATATCAGCACTACTAAAGGTAGCGCCGAGATCATTCCAAAGCAGAAAGGCCACACGACAGAAATCATCGTATTGCCTATACGAGACAGCAAAGCTAGAAAGCTCGTCCTCCACCGTAACAAAGTTCGCGAGGGCCGCGCGCTCCCGAAAAGGAGCACACGGAAGTTCAATCTTGGCGAAAAGTCGACTAATCTGTCGAACACTTTCAACAAGAGTGGAGCACTCGCCAAACCAATTACGATTAGATGAATTGACTCGATTTTTGAGGGATTCATTTAACTCTCCTGTTTCAACACTGAACAAGTTCCCGAGTATACCCGACAGAAATGCTGGGATTGCTCCCTTTTTCCTGTAGTTACGGAATAAGGCTGGGGAAATATGCCCGTCGTCGAGAGCTCTTTCGAAGTCTCGAGCGAAAAGCGGCAGCGTAATCGTGAAGAACGATACGCCTTCTTGTTCAGCGCGCGACCGAGCGTAAGCAAGGTCGCGAACATCCGAAACATCAGCGGTACACTTGCTACATGCATCGTCGTAGACGAGCTGTAGCAACTTCATATAGTCACTTACGTCGCTTTTCATGCCTCCGGCCTCCTAGGTCGGTAGACATCAAGCCACGTGACACCCTCACCCCCTGATGCCGAGGCACCAGGGGGGACTGATTACCTCTAAGAGCTAGCGTGAGGGCTTCGACGTCGAGTTAAGACTCTTCACCGAAGATCTTCGCCAGATTAGCAGAAGACATCCATGCCACTACGGCCGCGCCGAGGGCTTGGAATTGCGAAACCGTGAAGCCCCTTGCGGGGCGTTTCATGGTAACAACAAATTCCATGTTTTCCTCGTCATTGTCCGACGTGATGGGATCGGTGACCACCGCATTCTGCCTTACGGAGACCTGGTGCGATTTGCGCCCTGCCTTCGTGGTGATATGCGAGACGGTCAATTCGATCGTGTCAGTATTGTCGGAATAGGATGAACGACGGCCTGCCGTCTCTACTCTCGCGAGTGAGAAGGTTGTGCCGCCAACGGTAATCGACTGTGGGTCTGAAAGTGCCAAGTGGTTGACCTCCGAAGTAAAATTCTGGATTGGTTGTTTATCCTCTGGTACATCAGGTTCGGCCCAGTGTCCGAATAGACGTAATACTCCAAAGAACAGCTAGCAGGTGTGCAGTATTTCACCGACGGCGAGTTAAGCCGAGGGCACCTGCTATTGATAGTTGACGTGGGCTCAAAGAGTTCCACGACAGGTCAAAATCGAAGGGAGAATCACCCTCTACGCGCTCCACCGCTTTCACGCTTCGCGTGAACTGTAGGCGGACGGTTCCAGACCAGAATGGGAGGACGTATTCAAGCGTCCTCTTTTTGATCATGTGCACCGTCACGTAAAAGTATTCAGCGGCCAAGGAATCAACGAGTGAGTCAGAAACGTATTCGAGATAATCTCCTACGTTCGAGACCCAATCGAGCGCCCAGGTCCACGGATAAGCTTTATAGAGATTGATAGGAGAAATCCTGGCTCCTAGGACAGTTAACTGTCTTTGGGCAGAACTCCACGCCGAATTGTAATCCGACTTAGAGCTATCAAACTCAGGACGATAGTAACGAAACTTCCCAGACGCAGACACCGACATTTCTGTGGTGTCCGTTGTGATCCGCTCGGGAACTGCCTTGAAGCAATTCAAGATGGGACCATCCGGAAGAACATCACTGACAAACTCAAAACCTACATCACTGTAGGTCTCGAGTGAAGTATCGTTAAGAAGGGACACGCGCCTCCGCACGGGCCTGCCATTATCCGCCGTGATTCGCCGAACATGAGAATTCATGTTGGTTAACACGTCCGAAAAAGAGGACAGGTCACCGAGGAACGGACGCCAACCAAATTGGTAGTTTAGAAAGTGATCGGCCACCCCCTTGGGTGACATCGATGGTGAACGCAAGTTACCACAGGCAGCCTTCCATGTATCACGGAAAGCACCGGCGGTGGTTTCAAGCATTCGCGGAATGTCCCGGAGCTCTGCTCCGAACACAAAGCCACTCGCTAACTCCAGTTTTGGCTTGGCTCTACGCCAAGCCTTAGTCCCCCACGACGAAGGATCCTGAAAGCCCGCAGGCATAGTGATAGTACTTCCCTGAGTTTTAACATCAGGGGAGGAATACACGTTGCCAAAGGCACTAGCTGGCGGCGGCCGGAACCCACCATGGTACGAAATTAAATTGTACCGATCGTGGATAGCCCCAGAGCCTGCCACTGTTCCAGGAAGATAATCCAGCGCGAATTTAAGTAGCTTCAAAGGTCCGCCATCTCTAAAAGGCGGCCCTGAGTGCTTCTCGTCTATTACGACGGAAGCTTCCCAGAGGTCCGAATAGGGCTGGAAGTAGGGTACTGGGTAGTACTCTCCATTCCAGTCGTTCGAATCTATTGAAGAACGCGCGAAGTACTGACCCATGCGCTTCGATGGCCCCATATAGGGACCAAGCACACGGGCTCTCCTTCGCGTTGATACGCGTGGATCAGTCATGAAGCTTAAACTCCTTTCGATAACACCAAACAAGATCTGCACTGCTGTTTGTGTAGGTCACGAGAACACCATCGCTGATGTTCGTGGGCCCCTAATAGG